AATTAAAAGATTGAAGAACAGTATTAAAGGGAGCAAGAAAACTTTTATCAAATTGAAGATCATAATCAACGTACTTAGCAATATTCAACTCTTTGGGAAATTGTTGAATGAATGAAATTACATTCTCATGCAATGGGTTTGCCTTTTTCAGATAACAGAATTTAATCTTCTCCCCATTATTAATGATTGGATATTTATTACCCAAACCATTCTTCTTGATATAGAAATTATACAGCAAAACACCTCTAATGTGAATTGGAGTTCCCTTCTCATAGATAGAGTTTACTGATCTATACTTGCTAATGTTATTAGCAGTTCTTGGGAAAGAAATTTCTTCTGGAGGAAGATTGTAAAAATAATTTCTACTTTTATCAATAAAATCAATCATATCATCCTCTGTCTTAGTCATGATGATTTTGAATGCTTCCTTAATCATTGATCTGCAAGGAGCAGGAGTAGAAGATTTAACTGCCTCCATTCCCATGATCTTTAGTTTAGGTTCAGCATACCTAACACCTTCAGAGTCCCACACATTGAGGATGTATCTTTTCTTAGCAGTCCAGATACCCCTCTCTGCAATGTTCTCTCTCTTCATCTGCATCTTTTGGTCATACGCCGATACATAATCCGCCAGTTCTTGATATGAACATTCAATAAGAGGTTCAAATTTCTCCTTGCAGATCTTATCAAGTAATCCCACAATCTTTGTTTTATCATCAAACTTATCACCAAAAAATTTAGTAACAAGAGGTCCAAGATTAAGATAGATTGAATCAGTGTCAGATGCAATGACATAATCCTCTGCTTCAGTTTGCAAAATCTTATTTAGAAATCCATTCATTTTATTCTCAATCCAACGAATAGATACCTGACCTGATAGTGTGACTGCTTCAGCATTTTCAATTAGAAAATATCTAAAGTATTCATTACCAACAGCACCATAAGCAGAGTTCAAAGAGATCTTCTTTGCCATCTGAATATTATTACACCTAGCAATCTCTTTTGTGAGTTCTACTGTGGGAGTTTTTTCATACTGTTGTTTTGCCTGCAGCATTTTCTTTTTATAGATGACACGATCTGTGTACATCTTTTCCATGAGTTCAGGCAAAAATCCCCTGATATCTTTTCTATATTGAGCACCATTTGCACAGACTGTGTAAGGATGATTTTCTGAGATATCAACTTTACTCTGCAAAAGTTTATCAACTGTGATTCCAGGAAATCTCTCCTCAACCAATGTTTCTGGAGAAATGTTGTATTGCATGATGAGGTGGGGATACAGAGAGTTAAGGTCAAATGATACCACCCAGTCATGCTTTCCTGTAATTGGATCCTTTACATATGCACCTTCGTATCTGGCATCCTTTTTAGTATCTTTCTTAAAAGGAATAACAATATTTTTAGACCTTAAGTAGTTGTAGATAATAGAGTCCCACATCCTAACCTGGAAGAAAACATCATTGAAGTTTCCCTTACCATCATATGCCATGGTAATTGCAAGTTCAATGAGGCGCATTTTATCCTCAAGTCTGTCTACCAGTTCTACGTCAACAATGTTGTATTCTACAAACTTCTGCCAATCTTTAGTATAGAACTCTTTGAATGTTTCATATTCAGAGTGGTCCAACTTTTGTTGACCAAGTTCAACACTTGCAATGTGATCCAGTCTGTATGATTCTTGGTTTGTATAAGTAAATTTCTTATACAACTCCATGTAGTCTAGGATAGTAACTCCAGCAATATCAATTCTAGTATATTCTCTGCCAGCAATTACTGCTTGATTCTCATTCACAATCCCCCAAGGAGAAAGTTTCTTCACTGCCTTAGGTCCAAAGTTCTTTAGAATTCTTCCACAAATATATGGAATATCATAAAGATCACAATTCCATCCAGTAATCACATCTGGATGATTTGAGTCCCAATAGAAAAGAAACCTATCAATGAGATCATATTCATCTTTACACAAGATATACTCTACATTCTGTTGCTTATTGACAAAAGGTTTAACTCCCCAAGTAATAATTTTCTTTGTATTGTAATCTTGAATAGAGATAGTAAGAAGTTCTTCCTGACAACTTTTTACATCAGGAAATCCATTTTCAGATGCAACCTCAATGTCAATTGTGATAAGTTGAATTTTGCTGATATCAAACTTAATTGACTCTTCAGGATAGTTATCAGAAATATACTGATTGATGTACCTAGTGTTTCCATAGAGAGTAAAGTTCTCTACGTTTTGATACTTATCAATAAACTCTCTAGTCTCACGAATGGTGCCTGGTTTTACTTCTTCAGCATACTTGCCATCAAGAGTTTTAAACTTTGTTTTTTTATTTGTACTAGCATATAGAGTAGGGTAGAAAGTTTCCCTACTCTTAAAATGCTCGCCATTATCAAACCCCCTGGAGAGAATTTCATTCCCAACCAGGACAACATTTGTGTAGAATTTCATTTAATAAGATCTTGGTACTTTTCAAGTAGTGTTGGTTTTGGTTCTGCAAGAGTAAGAATCTTGTCAGAACTAATCATAAATGTATCTTGGTTGGTCATATGATCCATCCAAGATTCAAGATCTAGAGAAGACTGATTTAAAAGTACAGGTTTAACTAACTTACAGTCAGGTTCTCCAAGTTCAGCACCAACTTCTTCAATCTGACTGATCAGAATCTGATTGTTCGTTAGGTGGATTAGTTTTATCATGTACGTTCTCCATGTATGAATTTACAACCTCATCATGTGGGTCAACAATAGTTACTACCCAATCACAAGGAATAGGAATCTCTTTTTGCTTAGAGAGAGGGATGTAAGGATAGTAGGTCACACTAGATGCTCCACCTTGATCCTCTTCGTTCAGTCTGGTTACAAATGGATTTCTCAGAAGATAACCAATCACCTTATCACCAGACATCATTTCTTTTACATCAGCAATGACATCTTCATAAGATTTCAGAACCAAAAGTTTAATAGACATAATTTTCCAAAGTTAAAGATTTATCTTGTAGTTTTAAAATATGGTCAGCAAGTTTATCTATGTAACCTTTATTTCTAAGTTCTTTAAAAACAAGATTCTCAAATGCAAACTCACCACCTTTATCTAGGGCAGAATTTCTCATGTCCCTAAGTTTTTTTAGTAGACTTTCTAGTGTCTGCTCATTGTCAGCATGTTTGATAGCTCTGTCTATCTTGACAATCATATCACGAACCTTTGAGCTTAGCAAGTCAGTATCCACCTCAGTGGACAGTCTTTCAGGTTTAATCAACCACTTATTTGCCTTAAGTGAAAATACCCCTTGACTCTTTCTCCTAGTCTTTCCAGGTTCTTCTACATATGGTTCAACATCATGACCATACACTTTCACATCGTGAGTTGTTGTCCACAGTTGCTTTTTGGTCTGATAGTAGTCAGACATTACATCTGGACAAACTTTAGTATCAACAACTAAATGCAAATCAAGATCTGAATACTTAGTATAATTATAACCAGCATTTCCGCCAAGTAAGAGGACATCCTCCACATCAGATTTTTTCACATCAACATATTCTGCCCATGCATTTGCAACTTTTAATACATGCTGTCTTACCTCTGGTTTTAATCTCTCCCCATTCCAGAAAGTAGGATTTAGTTTATCGTGAATTCTAAATGATACAGATTCTTCAAGGAAACTTTTATAACTTTTCATCAATCCTTTTTATAGATATTTATAAAAAAAGGGGGGGTGTGGATGGTCTTGGTCATCCAACCCCCTATGCGACGACGATATTCAGTTCTATTTATAGGTAGTCCTTCCTCTTATGTGCTTCAGGAATCACCTTAGAGATAAAGACTGTCAGGAGCCCATCCTCAAACTTAACTGATCCAACTTCCTGATCCTCTGCCAATGCCCAAGATCTGGTGAAAGATCGTTGAGCCACTCCTCTATGGATGTAGTTTGCTGTAGATCCTGAATCCTCTCTTTGTCCTTCGACAAAGAGTTTACCACTTTCTGTGTAGACATTTACTTCTTCCTTTTTAAATCCTGCTAGTGCTAGTTCAAGAGTGAATCCTTCTGACTCTTGAATCACATTGTATGGAGGATAATTTGAGGATGTCTCTACTGCATTGAACACCCTGTCAAAATATTCTTCCATACCAATACTGTTTCTATTTATACGGTCTAGCAGCTGATTTAAATTGGCAGCGTTATACTTCATTAAAGTAGTCATTATGGTAGCTCCTTTAAAAGCGAGTTTGTGTTGTGTGGACCCCTAAGGCATCCAATACTAATTATAACAGATCAATAAAAAAGAGGGGTGTGGTTAACCCCCCAATATAGTAGCGTATATTCCGTGTGTAGAGAGTCGCGCACGAAGAGCGACAATTCTATTTATTCAGTAATTTCTACTTTCTTCTTTTTTGAACCAATATTATATTTGGTCTCAAGAGTCCACTCACCTTTTTCTTTGTATGAGAGTACTTTGATTTGATTTAGTGGTGCAATATCTTGAATCTTAGTTGCATCAGCAATAGTAATAAGACCCCAATCAGCAAGCAATTGTGCAATACGATTACGTCTTTGGACGTCATTTACAGTAAGATTAGCATGTTTACCATCCAATGCAAATAGCTCTTTAAAGTGCACCAGATAGTATCTACCTTGCTTATGTAGAATATGGCAAGATTGATAAATCTTCTTTTCTTTTCTTGATGCTACACCAATTCTAGTAAGTGTTTCACGAACCTTGAGAAAATCATCAGGTTCATTTAAATTTACTTCCACCATTTGATCTGGTGTCCACTTCACTTCAGGTTCCTGAACAACACTCATTTTGTTCCTCCAATTTCAAGTTTCTTCTTAATAAAGTTAATTTGGTCTTGTCTAAGAATTTTCAGAGCTTGCTCAGCCTTCTCATCACTATACTTATAGTAAGATTTGACTACATCAAGATCTTTGATCTTATCTTTACGAATCCAAGGAGAATATCTCTTTTTGATCCTGACAATATTTATAAAGAAATCATATTGTAATTTCTTGTCTAATGAATGATTCATGTTCATTTCATTGGCATACATTAAACAATCAATATGTCCAGATAGACATTTGTTTATAATGTATGGGGGGTAATCTTTCTTTGAAGATTCATCTTCTTCCATAAGATGATTTTTGTTTTGATTGATCGAATTCAACCAATCTTTCAATTCATACTTCATAATTAAATAGAACCAATTCCTTTCTTTGATGCTGCTCTCTCATATACTCACCAACAGATCTCATGGTGTAGGTGTGATCAAATTCTGCTACTGACCAGTCTTTGAACCTTTCTTTGACCAATTGAGACGAATTATAAGATATGAGTTGAGGGCAAGCATACCTAGAACAATCGAAAGCAAAATCGTCGTGGTTGAATCTGTTATGCATACTCCCCTTCCTTCCATAAAGGTTATCCTTAATGTCGTAGGGGGGGTCGAGGTAGAGAAACTTTGAAAGGGATTCTGTGAATAGTTCTGCATAATGTAAGTTTGTAATTTTCCAGTTTTTAATAATCTTAGAATATTCTCCTAGTCTTTCAATTCCTCGCATTGAGAAGTTGTTGTCAGATGCCTGCCTACTAAAGGATGAGGACTCTGTGAGACCAGAAAAAGAGCACTTGTTAGCAATGTAAAAACTAACAGCACGAGCAAAATTGGATTGATCATAATCATTTAAAATGTCTTTTGCTTCAAGAAACAATCCCTTTGCAGATCCTTGATCTGGAAATCTAGACCTTAATTCTGCAAGGTGATTTTGGATTTTTCTACCATCTAATTGAAGTTGATGCCAGAAATTAACTAGTGGTTCATAGAGATCATTTACCCAGATTTTAATATCTGGATATCTCTTAGTTACATATAAAGCAACACTTCCACCACCAAGAAATGGTTCCCTATACTCTTCATATTCCCTTAGGTCAGGAAAGTATTGTACTAGTTTAGGAACTGCCCTAGACTTCCCCCCTGGATACCTGAGAGGAGTCTTCAATTGTTTGATCGTAATCTGGTTCATTATATTTTAAGTATTCCCAAAAGGTCATTTTCAATTCTTTCTC